ATGATAGCACTATTCAGATTTTCAATGTACAGACACCCAATTGGGTGGAGCAATGAATCTGTACAAAATCATTGCAAAGAAGCATGGAATATATTCACGTCTATAAACAATCAATTATTTGATGGTAAAGCAACACTGGATGCTGGGCTGAAGGAAGCGATAACTGGTTTATCAGGACCTACTGGTTATTTTATATCTGGTAAGTCATATTACGATAAGTATAACATAGAAAAGACTGACGCTGCTGGAGGATTCACCTGTTACCTGAATGGTCGTTCTACTGACCCTATGAAGAATGATAGGATAGGTCAGAGAAGTGGTCAAATGCACAAGGACACTGATCCAAGAGCAAAAGATGATGACCCATACTATACAGTACTATTCGTATTGAATAAAGAATGGCATCCTGATTGGGGAGGAGAGATAACATTTTTTAATGAAGAGGATACAGGTGCTAAACATTGGAAGCGTGGCTATAACTTAGGTTGGCCGGATAAAGTGGTTGGTAATAAACCAGGTCGTATTATAGTATACAAACATAATACCACTCATATTTCAGCACCACCACGCATTACTGCTCCTGAAATTACTCAAAGATTAGCATTTAGAATAAAGGTAGTATAAATAGGAATAGTAATAACTTAGGGTATAATAACTTATGTCTAGGGCAAGAGAACTAGCCAAGGTTGGTGGAAAGAATCAACAAGTTGTGGCGGGTCTTTCCTCACACGTTGGTGTATCAACTTTTGCTTCTGATGTTTTTATGTACAGTAACCTTGAAGTTACTGGTACGACTACCTTCAACGGAGGCACACTAACTTTAGGGGATGCGAACACTGATAATATTGTCTTTGGTGGTGAAGTAGATTCACATATTATTCCTGATGATGATGGCACATATAATTTAGGTTCAGCTACTAAAGAGTGGAACAACCTTTTCGTTGACGGTACTGCAAACATCGATGCATTACTGGCAGACACAGCAAAAATCGGAGACCTTACCGATAATAGGGTCGTTATCGCAGGTTCATCTGGGGAACTAGAGGACAGTGGTAATCTAACCTTTGATGGGTCAATCCTAACAACTACTAACATAGTAGTAACAGGAGACACAGATTTAGGAAATGCAACAAGTGATACTATAACAGCAACAGGTCGTTTTGATAGTGACTTGACTCCTAGCACAGACGGAGCAAGAGACTTAGGACAATCTGATCTAGAATGGCAAGATTTATTCATAGATGGTACTGCAAAGATTGACACACTAACTGTTGACGAGAATGCAACAGTAGCTGGAAACCTAACGGTTACTGGCAATGGCGTGATCAATGGTAACGTAGATCTAGGAAACGCAACGAGTGATACTATAACAGCAACAGGTCGTTTTGATAGTGACCTAGTTCCTAGCTCAGATAACGCTAGAGACTTAGGTGCTTCTGGTTTAGAATGGAAAGATTTATATATTGATGGCACAGCAAATATAGACACACTTGTAGCAGATACAGCAAAAGTATCTGACCTAACAGCAGGGAGAGTTGTCTTAGCTGGTACATCAGGAGAGATCGAAGATAGTGGTAATCTAACCTTTAGTAGTGGAGTCCTTACTACCACTGAGTTAGATGTGACTGGAGGAATAGTTATAACGGGAGGTTCCACATTATCACACGTGAGTGCTTCGGGTGTTGGTACTATAACTCAGTTAGTATCCACAACTGCAACAGTTGGTGCTGGGCTTACTGTTACTGGTGTGATAGATGGTAACGGTGGAGCAAACATCTCTGGAGCAGAGACAGTTCTATCTTCAGCAACAGTTAGTGACCTAACAAACAATCGTGTTGTTATAGCGGGTTCATCTGGTGCATTAGAAGATTCAGGCAACCTAACATTTGACGGTTCAACACTAACAGTCAATGGAAGTATTGATCTAAGTGGAAACATAGATGTAGATGGCACTACAAACTTAGATGCTGTAGACATTGACGGTGCTGTTGACATGGCATCTTCCCTAACACTAGCAGGAAATGCTGACTTCAACGGAAACTTAGATGTAGATGGTACTTCTAATTTAGATGCTGTAGACATTGATGGTGCTGTTGACATGGCATCTACGCTAACTCTAGCAGGGAACGCTGATTTCAATGGAAACCTAGACGTTGATGGTACTACAAACTTAGATGCTGTTGATATAGATGGTGCGGTTGACATGGCATCATCATTGACATTGGCAGGAAATGCTGACTTCAATGGAAACTTAGACGTTGATGGTACTACAAACTTAGATGGTACTAACATAGCTGGAGCTCTAGCGGTTTCAGGATCTGCAACTGTCGATAACTTATCACTTGATGGTAATACTATTACAACATCATCTGGTAATCTTACGATAGACTCGAATGGTGGTACTACAACTATCAACGACAACGCTATCATTTCAGGTAACCTGACTGTAAACGGAACGACTACTACAATCAATTCTACTACGGTAAACATTGATGATAAGAACTTCCAAGTTGCTACAGGAGCTGCTGATGATGCAGCTGCTGACGGTGCAGGATTCACAGTTGACTCTGGAGATGGAGATAAAACATGGAACTTTGAAGCAACAGGCGATAACTGGGGTTCTTCAGAGAACATCAACTTAGCATCAGGTAAGGTGCTGAAGGTAGCTAATACTTCAATATTGAGTTCTACAACACTTGGCTCATCTGTTGTAACATCATCACTAACAAGTCTTGGTACTATAGGAACTGGTGTTTGGCAGGGAACTGCAATCAATGACACATACCTCGGAACAATCGACAATGCGAATAAGGTTTCCTTATCAGCGTTGAACATTGACGGTGGTACAGATATTGGTGCTGCACTAGCAAACACTGACGAGATCATCGTTGATGATGGTGGTGGTGGAACCAATAGACGTTGTGATATGAGTAGAGTCAAGACATACATCTATGGTGCTATGTCTGGAGACGCTACCGCAGGGTCAGGTGGTGCGGTTACACTTGCAAACTCAGGTGTATCTGCCGGAACAGTTGGTTCTTCAACTGCAATCCCAATCATTACTGTTGATGCTAAAGGTCGTGTAACAAACACCTCAACAACAGCAGTTGATAGCACAACAATCGCAAACGGTTCGGCATCAGTTGCAGTTGCAAGTAATGGCCCTATCACATCGACAGGAAACCATGACTTTACCGCAGGTATTGATGTTACTGGTAACATAACTGTATCTGGTACAGTGGACGGTAGAGATGTAGCAAGTGATGGATCAAAATTAGACGGAATTGAAGCGGGGGCTACCGCAGATCAGACAGCATCGCAAATCTTGACACTTATCAAGACTGTTGACGGAGCTGGATCAGGTCTTGATGCTGATACTCTTGATGGTATCAGTTCTGCTTCCTTCTTAAGATCAGATGCTTCCGATACATTTACTGGTACGTTGACAGTTTCAGGTAATATATTACCAAACGCCAACGGTACTCGTGATTTAGGAGCATCGGGTACAAGATGGGCAAACGTCTACAGTTCTGACTTAGACTTATCCAACGAAGCCAAGGGTGGAAACACCATTGATGGCTCTTGGGGTTCTTACCTTATCGAAGAGGGTGAGGAACATCTTTATCTTACTAACAGAAGAAGTGGTAAGAAGTATAAGTTTATGCTAGAAGAAGTCTAGTATTTACCGCCTAAATAGTAACACAAGGAGATTAGAAATCAATGGCTCTATACGGTACTGGGTCAAACGTAAACCAAACAACCGACGTAAGTGCCGGTAACTACGGTTCTGCGTCAGCAGTTCCCATAATTACGGTTGATTCAGATAAAAGAATAAGTGCGATCAATACCGCAAGTATCGTTCTTGACGCTACGGTCAACGCTAACGCTAGTGTTGGAGACGTAGGTACATACGCATTCTTACAACAATCAGGTGCTGAGAACTCAGCAACTAACCCCGGCTCAACAGTAGCAGGGTCATCACTACGTTATAGTGATGCAACAGGAAGAAAATCAAACTCAGCACCTTCGGGTAACTGGCGTTGCATGGGTTATGATTCAGGTGCTGCACTCGTGAACTCAGGTTCAGGTACTGGTTCTGGTTCGGGTTCTGGTAACGTATCTGCTAACCCTAGTGGAAACTTATCGTTACAAGGTGGTAATGTTCAAGGTAACACCTCATTATCTTCGGGTAATATTCATGGTAACTTACAGGGTAACTTGCAAGGTGGTAATGTTCAAGGTAACACAAACGTAAACGTCGCTGGTAATATACAAGGTGGTAAAGGTGGTTCATATAACGTGAACCGAGGAGTTCCAACTGGACACTTAGCAGTTGGTGGTTCTGTAAACGTGGGTGGAGAAAACGTAGGTGTTGGTGGTAACGTAACAACTGAAAACTTAGCTGTTACTGGTAATATACCAACAGATAACTTGACAATCAACGGTACTGCTTCTGTAAACGTCACAGTGAACTCAGTCACAGTCAACACAACTGTTGCTTACAGTTCTACTTTATGGTTACGTTACTCATAAATACTACGGAGGCATAAAAACAAATGGCAACTAATTACGAAATAGCAGCAGCAAGAAATCCTAAGTGGTCAAATCCTGAGAAGAACATGATTGACTTGGAAGTTGATTTTGCTCCTCTTGACGAAGATTGGGTTCCTTATACTTGTTCTCCAACTGACGTTGTAGATCATTCGAGGACATTATATACAAATGCTTTAGCAGGGCAATATGGTACTATAGCAGATTATGAACATCATACGTTATGGACACCATACTACGAAGATAGTATTGAAGTTTCTACTGAAGGTTTAGTTCAGCTACTACTTGAGAAAGGAGTATTATCTGACGATGAAGTTGATAGTATATTGATAGAGAAAACAGAGCATGTAGGATATTATCGTACCACAACTGACGGTACAGACAGGCAATGGGGTGGTGGAATGGCGTAACGTTGCGTCTTCTTTTTCGTTATGGCACAACAATCTGATAAATGGCATCATACCATGTCGAGGTATTTGGGTCAAAACCCTGATACCTCGTTTTTATTTGGAATTTTACCTGGCGTATGTCGTGAAGCAATAGGTCGACCTGACTTCCTTTATACCAACCAGCAAGCATTTCGCAGCGATAAGGTTTATACATGGTCAAAACATCATCATGATAAGATAAAGAGTAATAGATTTACTAAAGTACAGAGTTATTATGGTACAGCACCATTTCTGTGGGAACTGGGCAGAGCTGCGATCCAAGCCCAGCAGCGAGAACCTGAAGGGTCGTTATTCTTTTTACCACGAGACGATCAAGTTACCATAAGAGACGAGTCTTATAAAGAAGTAGAACAACTACTTCATGATGCTCCGAAGCCCAGATCCGTCCTGCTGCCGTGGCGGAAGTGTGATATATGGAAACAATGGGAACTTATTAACATACCAGAGGATTATACTATGATACAAATGAGTAATCCTATCATACGACAAGAAACTCTTAGTAAGTTATTCCTGAAGCACCAGCACATCTACATTCCCTGGCCAGGCACTGACATATATTATGGTGGTTTCTTACAAAAAGATGTAATAATATACGATAACATAAAACAATATAGGACTAAACAAAAGCATGAAATGGAGCGAGAAATGGAAGTTGTGCTGAATCATCTGAAGTGGGGATATGATTATCTTACCAAGAAGCAAAAAGATTTCTTTGAGTGGACTTGCGGCTGGCAGCGGCTCGATCCAGGTGACAGATCACACATGGTCACTACATTTCTAGGACTTGATGTAATAAAGAGTCCTATAGTACTATTCAATGACTTACAACAACATGGATTCTTAGAACCGGATCGAGTTTTTCACCAGCAGGAAAGTTGGGAACAAGCATACGAGTGGATATTATCCCATAAACCAAAGGATTATAGTATAACAACTGAAGGTAAAAGTATGTTTGAGTTACTCTAATCTAAAAAATTATCACCTGCACCACGGTCATCAATATATTTGTTTGCTCTAGGTTTACCAAAGAACAACTTATGGTACTTTACACCCCACTTCTTAAGTTGTGCTTCGGTTCTTGATCTGCAATGGTAATCGGCTTCGGCCTGCTGGGCTATAATATCCTGAGGATACCTTGAAGTACTATGAATGAACCCTCTTGCTGTCATAAGATATATTGTATAACCATTATCGTACCATTCATTTACTTTAGCAATTCTATCAAGTCGAGGAACTGCTGACCATGGACTACCATCATGAGGTTCAGTCAGTGTGCCATCTATATCAATACAATATATGTCATCTCTTTTTTCTGTTATATCATCATAAGTTGTTCCATCACGTGACTCAACATTATGAGGCAACAACGGTAGTTCCCAGCCGCCAGCGGCTATCATCAAATATATTGCAGACAGAGCATTTATCTCAAACTCATGGTAATATAAACTGTTTATGGTAATAGTATCAAGAACAGGGTGTTCTTCTGGAGCAATGAGCAGTACGGGGACACCGACTCTTTCCAACGCTAACACCATAGGACTATTGATACGACAAGTAATACCTATAATAAGATCAGCATTTGTACAGGCATAATCTAACCAATTCTTCTTCCAGTCTCCATCTCCACCTAATGCTGTTGTATTGATAGCATCAGGAGCAAAACAAAATTTATTTGTATGACGATATATGTCACTCGCCATGTGTTGAGCAATCGCAAGATTACCACCATTACCAATCAAAGCAATACGATTTGATTTTTTTAGATAATTTGCTCCTAGTTGGATTCCCTTTGCATTTGTAGCAACCATTCTACCTCTTGTATGTGCCATGTACGATCAACTGCCCTTATCTTACCACATTTTAGGTCAAAAGGCACTACATCATATTTACCACAGAAACCAATAGTATCTAGACCTTTCCAATATTTCACAAATGTCATGTCAAGATCAGGAAATGCTCTAATTGCATCTATCTTATAAAGATATAATCCTAGTTGAGTGACTATGTTATCACATACCACATCACATTTTCTTTGCATGTGCATGACTCTATTATTATTTACTACCATCTTCACAACATCTTCATCATCTATCTCTCCATCTTCCAACACTCTTGATGACTGTAGTACATCAATATCATGAGTGACACCATACTCTATCATTTCGTCTAACCATACAGGTTTCGTCAATGGTTCGTCTCCTTGAATATTGAAAACAAAATCGGTGTGCAGATTTTGTGCAACTTCTGCAACTCTATGAGTACATGTATAATGTTTACCAGTAATCACACCTGTATATCCTTCTTTGTCTACAAGGTCACAGATAACTTCGTCCTCAGTAGCAATAAGAACTTCGTCTATAAATTTTGACTGCTTTGCTATATCTGCTACCATCAGCACCATTTCTCTGCCATTGATTTTCGCAAGAGGTTTTCCAGGAAATCTACCAGAGGACATTCGTGCAGGGATAACTGCGGTTATTCGTTTATTGTTGAAACTCATGGTTTTATTTTAGCATCAAGACGGACATCTTTCAACTGTCTCACAGATATATATTCTTCTGCCATTCGTTTCAATTTTGACCAATTATTATAAGTCTTTTCATTCTTCAAATCCCAGTCAGGGTGCGTGTATTCGTGTGGTAATTCTGCTGTACAACCAAAGACAGCATAGTCATCTTTGTCAAGATTGAAATATTCGTATGGTATCTTGAGTTCTCTCAATCTATACTCTATATTCCTACCTTCATTTACTATGTCATCAAGATGTAACCACACTAAGTCTTTATGTCTTTTATAGGCATCAAACAAATCTTTGAATACTGTCGGTCTACCTGTTATCTTGAATGCTCTTTTACCTGCTAACTTCTTATCAAAACATGCTAATTTGCTTATCATACTATCAAGAACATCTTCTTTATAAGGTACGAAATTTCTACTTTCACCTAAGAATTTTAGGGCATCACCATGAGGAACAATTCTTTTACCATTGATACACTCACGTTGAGTTGGAATACCAATAAATGGATATGGTGTCATTGCCATCTTTACTGTATCCCACTCTTCTATAAGATGAATCCAATTATTATCATCAAATAATTTTTTATTGAATGAGGGTAAGAATGTGAAATGTTTATCCTCTTTATGTTGTGCATATGGCATTACATCTACTTCTTTTATAGTATCTCTATGTTTTACTGGTCTATCATCAACGTAGTTGTAGCACTCTCCATATTCATAATCTAGTCTATGAATTGCAGTCAAACTCTTACGTTTCTTTCTCATTTTTATCTCTCCTCTTTCGTCTTTGTAATATAATAATTCATACTCTACCTCTCCATCATATTGTAAAACATTACATGAGTGACCAGACTCATTGAATCGTAATTGTTCTATACATGATGCTCTATGTATCATTTTCATGTGAAACTTACCCGCATTGTAAGCACCCCAATAAATGTTTCTCATTTGTAGATATATTCCTTCAATTTATTAGCAATAACTTGATGACCTTCTGGAGTAGGGTGTACACCATAAGTCCACATGTCAGGGTTATTGGTATCCCAAAAATCGTCTCCCATAAGCATATCTTTGTTCTTACATAGTTTACGATATTGTGAGTAAGTATCGTTTGCTCGTCCAATCTTCCAAAATAAGTAAGGTATCTTTCGTGATTCGAGATAGTTTTCCATAGCGTAAACATTCTTCCACAAGTTTCTAATACCTAATTGTTGTGTATATATTTTATCGTAATAAAACTTCGTGATTTTGTCAAGTGCTTTTCCAGGTCTTATACTTATCCACTTCCCTGATCTCCACATACTAAATCGTGTATTCATAGTGAATTGTATAACTACAAAATCACATTCGTTATTCTCCAACCACTCTATTGATCTATCCACTATCAGGTCATTACATTGACCGCCACGTCCTATATTTACTACATCATCAGATAGAAATGTAGAGTATCTATCGTGTACGTTTTCTAGGTCAGCACCATAGGTAAAACTGCACCCATTTACAAAGATTTTCATAGTGTGTAAATACTAATACTATCTATAGTTCGTGTGACTATTCTATCACAAAAGAATACTAAAACATTATGGCACATGGCATTTACCATACCCGATATAGATGAGGGTATTCGTTGGTATTGTGATGTGTTGGGGTGTCTGTTTTGCCAACGGTTCACTATCTCAACTGAAGATAATGGTAGGTCTAGCGGTTTCATAATGTCAATGGCAGGGCATCACATATCTGTCTTAGAGGGTGCAACATCAGTTCCACAACCTAACTCAAGATTACCAAGACACAACGGTCTAGTATTCTTAGATAGACAGGAATACTTTGATCTCATCAAGCATTGCAAAGAACACCCTGAGATCAATGTAATTGACTCTAAGTACAATTTTCTTATACCTAAGAAGATTAGACCAGAAGAAGCACACTTGCATGGTCAGAATGTAAGATGTCACAGAACCACCATAAAAGACCCCTTTGACAACTGGATAGAATTCAAGTATTATTCATACGAGAATGAAATACACTCACAGAATTTACATCAACTAAGGAAACATGGGTCAGACTAACTTTCGTCAATGGAATGAACAACCTACGGAAATGTTTGACGAGAAGTGGCAAACAGGTATGTGTGTAGAGTTCGGTCAAGAGGATAGACCAGAGTATGGAATAATACGTCTCAACATGGGTACATGCTTGAGTATATTAGTAGCATGTGGTTCGGGGGGAGAAGAAAGACCTAAACGTGATGTACATGTAATCATAACACCTAACATAAGGATAGTAGAACATGACGGTAGTAAACTATCTAATAAACTCAAATATTGTAGACATGACCAACACTATGAAGATAGTAACGAAGTAGCAATATCACACACAATAGAAAAGAGAATAGAAACATATCCACTAGAACCAAAATCATTCTAATGTGCCAATAAAAATATTGTCACAGCAATGGTAGATAACCATTTGTATTTGCTATAATGATGTTATAAATCATCAGATACAAATGACTGTCAACATTGAAATCAAAGGCAACCTTGCTAAACTACTTGCGACAGAGAATCTATTGATCGAGCATAAGAATGTCGAAACAGCATCATTTGATGTTGAGCGTAGAGTTCTTACACTACCACAATGGAAGATCGACAGCGAACATGTATATGACATGCTAGTAGCACATGAGGTTGGTCACGCATTACATACACCTAACCGTAACTATAAGTTAGAGGATAAGTATAAGGACATTCCACATGACTATGTAAATGTTGTGGAAGATGCTCGAATTGAGAAGTTGATGAAGCAAAGATTTGCAGGATTGAACAAAGACTTCTACAAAGGATACGAGGAGTTACATTCTATCAATTTCTTTGAGGTAGATGATACTGAGATCAATGACCTAAAACTTATTGATAGAGTCAATCTATATTTCAAGATCGGTGCATATCTTTGCATAGATTTCAATGACGAGGAGAATCAACTCATTACTGAAATCACTCAAGCAAATACATTTGATGAGGTTCTTGATCTATCACTCAAGTTGTTCAAGTTAGGCAAAGATCAAAAAGAATCAATCGACACTATGCTATCAGCAAAACTTGTCTCAAATGAGAAAGGTGCTATCAATGGCATGTCAGTAAACATGAGTCTTGATAATTCTCAAGATGACTCAAATAAGACTGATGATGAGGAAAATGGTCAGGTACAAACACCCTCTAACGGTGCTGAAAATGGCGAAGATTCAAATGTATCATCTAAGTCTCAACTTGAGACACCAGTAGAGGACAAGAGTGAGGACGAGATAGATGACGAGACACTTGCTCTACAAGATAAAGCAGGTAATCATAACAACATTGAGACGTCAGACACACAGAAATCATTTGACGGAAATGTTCAGAGCAAACTCAATGATGATGAAGCAAGAGAAACCAACTATGTAACTGTACCAGAATTGAACCTTGCTTCAGTAGTAGTTGAGTTCGATCTCATTAGAGATAAACTAAACAGACATTTCATCACTAAGAATGATATTAGCGAAAATCATGTAGACTATTTCACTAAGTGTGTTGATGCTGAGATCAAGAGATATGTTGAGCATAAGAACAAATCTCGCAAAGATGTCAATAATCTTGTAAAAGAGTTTGAAATGAAGAAATCAGCAGACTCATACTCAAGACAGGCAACATCAAGGACAGGTATGCTTGACATGAACAAGTTACACACATACAAGTATAACGAGGACATATTCAAGAAAGTTACCACTATACCAGAAGGCAAGAATCATGGTCTTGTATTCCTACTAGACTGGTCTGGTTCAATGCACTATCAGTTGAATGATACAGTAAAACAACTATTCAATCTTGTATGGTTCTGTCGTAAGGTTTCTATACCATTTGAAGTATATGCTTTTACAAATGACTCATACAGACTGAAACCCAACTATAAGCAAGATCACTACGGTTATGATAACCATAAGTTACATCAAACAGAGAAACATGGAGATTTGTTAGTCGAGGGTGGTTTCCGTATGGTTCAGATACTTACATCAAGTGCAAGATCAAAGGAGTTAGATGAAATGATGAAGTTACTATGGTTACAGACTCATGCTATCTCTAGTCATGATTTCACACCAGAATGTGACTTCAGATTATCAGGTACACCACTCAATGAAGCAATTATAGCAAGTGGTCAGATTATCAAGAGACTCATCAAAAGAGAGAAACTACAAAAATGCCATTGTGTAATCTTGACTGACGGAGAGGGATTTCATTCCAGTTATGTTGAGTATGGTTCTAACTGGGATAACGAGAACCACACTAGAATAGTTGATAAGACTAAATTCTGTGGTAGAAATGTTTATCCCTCTGAAACAGTAATAAGAAAGGGTGCTAGAACATTCACAGGTGGTCACAATGAGTCAGAGTTCACATGTAGTTTACTCAATGCTGTAAAGTCAGACCTACCTAACACACAATTCTTAGGTATCAGAATACTTGAAAGAGATTACTATGGTTTCTACATGAGATATGCAAGAAAGGCATTTGACTCTTTCGAGGAAATGAAGAAACAAAACAAGAAAAATGGATTGATTGATTTTACTACAGATACTTTCGATCATTGGTTCTGTTTATCAGGTAACAAACTCAGAGCAAGTGATGAGTTAGAGGTCAAAGAGGGTGCTGTAAAGCGTGACATATCAACCGCTTTCAAGAGAATGAACAGAGGTAAAAAGACCAACAGAGTCATGGTAAAACAATTCATCAATCAAATTGCTTGATGTGACAGTTCAAAATAGTGGCACAACATACTGTTATGTCACTATCTTTATACTATAATGGAAACATAAACAAAAGGAGATTTATGCCTACTACTTACGACAGCAACTTTCACATTGATAACATTGTGGAAAAGTATGGTAAAAAACTTGATGCTGATATGGTAAAGGCATATTGTGATGCTAACCCTATCGGTTATCAAACTATTACAAAATTCTTGAACAAGTACAAGACAAAACGTGGTCATTGGAATGTGACTGTATCTCAAGCAAAGGCAAAACTTGAGCAAACATTCAATGAACCAACATTCATTCAAGAACCAGTCTCAGTACCTACAAATGTAGGACTAGGCAAAACTACTATTGATGTAGAGAATCTAATACCTGAGAAGGACAAAACATTTGTTAGGTTCGGTCAGTTCCCTGATCTCAAGAAAGTTATCTCATCAAAACTATTCTATCCAGTATTCATTACTGGTATGAGTGGTAACGGTAAGACTTTCGGTGTTGAACAGGCATGTGCTGAGACAGGTAGAGAACTTATCAGAGTCAACATCACAGTTGAGACTGACGAGGACGATTTGATCGGTGGTTTCAGACTTGTCAATGGTCAAACAGTATGGCATAACGGTGCTGTAATCGAAGCATTAGAGCGTGGTGCTATCTTATTACTTGATGAGATTGACTTAGCAAGTAACAAGATCATGTGCCTACAGTCCATACTAGAGGGCAAAGGTGTGTTTCTCAAAAAGATCGGAGAGTATGTAAAACCTAAAGAGGGTTTCAATGTTATTGCTACTGCTAACACTAAGGGTAAGGGTAGTGATGACGGTAGGTTCATAGGAACTAACGTACTCAATGAAGCATTTCTTGAGAGATTTCCTATCACATTTGAGCAAGAGTATCCTACAGTTCAGACTGAGATCAAGATACTCAAGGCACTCTCAGAGTCACTCAAGATACCTATGATAGGAGAGCATGAGAAATTCATCAAACACCTATGTGACTGGTCTGACATTGTTAGACGTACATTCAAAGAGGGTGGAGTTGATGAGATTATCTCAACTAGACGTCTCACACACATTATTAGAGCGTACTCTATCTTTGGCAACAAAGAGAAGTCAGTACAAATATGTCTCAATAGATTTGATGACGAGACTAAGGAGTCATTCTGGTCACTCTACACTAAGTTAGATGATACAGTTGAAACAGGTACAACAGTACTAGACCCTAACTCAGATCAATTCGAGACAGCATCTTGATAGATAGTAATACCTATCTACAAGACTATGGAAGATGAGATTATCTTCATTCCTGATGAGTCACTCGACATACAGTTCACACCTGATGTCGAGTACTCTAAAGAGGAAATCCGAAAGTTTCTTGAACTATTGGAAGATTGAATTGTTACGATTTCGTAACATTACTTGATTACTAACTCAGATCAAGTATAATGAACACATAGGCAGACATGTCGTAAGTCCTATACACACAATACGCATAATACAACGAATTATGAAAATCACAGGGTCAAGTGCAATCGCTGAAGTAAACTTCAAAGATGATTCTAATTTAGGTATCATTTTTACTTCTCAAGACAAAGAGTATATGTTCAAGGCAACTGACATAGACTTAGTCACAAGAGAAGTTACAACAGCAAACTCTGATGACAACCTATCAGTAGGTAGATTGATCGCAGGTTACAGAAAGTCTGGGCAACTTACAGAGGTATAGTTCCAGTATTACAACTGAATAATACTATACAACAATTACCCCTGACTTACAGTTGGGGGTTTCTCATTTATTATGGACATAACAATGCCTATCATACTAATATCATCAACATGTATAGTAGCATATACTCTATACATCTTGAGAAAGTATAATCCACATAACTGACTGCATCAATGAACATTCCAACATACGACTTTCCTCAGAGTCCGATATTGATTATTGGATTCTTTGGTATATTGTTCACACTTGTATTATTATACTTTGTGAACAGAGCATACTTTGAGAGTCCTCTGAACATGGATATATTCCAGAATAAAGAGGACAAATGATAACAACACAGTCATTACATATTATCAAGGAAGAGTGGATAGGGAACTATCTCACTTATGATGATGTTATTCACAATAGGGATATTGACCCCTATGCTGACTCATCATTCAAACCTATCAAAGACCTATCATCAAAACGTAAGGGTAGATTCTTTGAAGTACTCACAGAGGAATATTGTGAGAATTTAGGTTTTACTATTGATAAACCTGAGAACTCAGATCATGATAGTATTATCAATGGTAAGAAAATAGAGATCAAAGGTTCTTTTAGGTGGGTAGTTGACGGAGAACTCAAACATTACCGTTGGCAACAGATCAGACCGTCTCAGGACTACGAGGTTATGATCTTTTTAGCGATTGACCCTAATAATATTAGGTTCTATGGTGCTAATAAAAAAGAGGTTGCCGACTTTGTTACTGTACAAGATGATGACGGTAACTATCCATATAACCAACATGGTGGTATGACTGTCAACTCAGGTACATACCGCATTGACGGATACCCTAAAGATTTCCCATTTATGAGATCAATTACGGAGTTTCTATAATGAATAGAAATTCCATTGCCAATACAGACTGTTTACTATTCCTGAGAACATTACCTGACAAGTCAGTTGATCTTGTATTGACTGACCCGCCATACTTCATAGGATTTGACGGTGGTAAGGGGTGGGATTCAACATGGAATAATGACGAGGAGTATATCTCATGGTGTATGGAGTGGACTAGAGAATGTATTAGAGTACTCAAAGATGAGAGAATGTTAGTAGTCTGGGGAACTCTCAAGACTGAAGCATTTTTACATTATAAGATAGAACTCAATAACACTCAGGGTATCACATCACAGAATGAGATAATCTGGTCTTACAACTGGGGTGGTAGATCAGATAAGAACTTTGCTCGCAAACATGAGTATGCGTGGTGCTATTCAAAGGGAGATACATTTCTATTCAATGCTGATGATGTCAGAGTTGAGAGAAAGGTATCTAAGAACCTGAGAACAGGTCAGAACTACACTAAGGGTACAATTCCAACGTGTGTATGGGAGAAGAATAACCACACAACATCTAAGGATTATTGTGGTTGGCATGCTACTACCAAGAACCTTGATATACTTCAGCGTATCATCAAGGCATACACTAACGAAAATGATCTTGTTCTGGACTGTTTCATGGGTTCTGGTTCAACTGCAATAGCATCTAAGTTATCCAATAGAGATTATATTGGTTGCGAAAGGGACAGAGAATATCATACTAGACTTATTGATAGAGTCAACAGTTATGATAGGATAAACACACTCTCAGCAATACTATGAAAGATATAATACTATATGGAGACTGTCGAGAGACTATCAAAAAAATAACATCACCTATTCAAACTTGTGTTACTTCTCCGCCATACTATGGGTTGCGTGACTATGGTGGAGAAGAGTCACAAATAGGTCAAGAACAGACCCCAGAAGAATATATTGACGAGTTAGTCAAGGTATTCAGAGAAGTAAGAAACAAACTGAATGATGACGGTACACTATGGGTAAACATAGGAGATAGTTATTATAACTATAGACCGTCCAATAAGGGTAAGTCTTATGTCAAGCAGACACTAGCAAAAACAAATCAAGACCTACCTAGTCATAGTAGTAAGAGAAATAATAAACTATCAAACTATAAAGAGAAAGATTTGATAGGCATACCATTTATGCTTGCCTTTGCACTTCGCAATGACGGTTGGTATCTTAGACAGGATATTATATGGCATAAACCCAACCCAATGCCAGAATCAGTCAAAGATAGATGTACCAAGTCACATGAGTATATCTTTTTATTATCCAAGAACAAAAAGTACTATTATGACAATGAAGCGATCAAAGAACCAGTCAAGCAAGACTGGGGAACAAGAAACCGCACAAATGGTAAGTACCATAATAGTGGGAGTGGGTTATCTCCTCATAGTGGTCTTACCAAGTCTTATGACAGGAAAAATAAACGTGATGTTTGGTCAGTAACAAATAAACCTTACAAACAGGCACACTTCGCTGTTTTTCCCCCTGATCTGATCGAACCTTGCATACTAGCAGGGAGTAGAGAAGGAGACATAGTATTAGACCCATTTATGGGTAGTGGTACAACTGCTATGGTTGCTAAGAAACATAATAGACATTATATTGGGTGTGAGTTACATGATAACTATAAAGATTTGATAGAACAACGTGTGCCAGTAGAAGAACCGTCACAAGTAATAGATAATCCTCTAACACAAATGTTATACTAGAACCATAAGCAAGGTATTTGCTTTGTTCATTACATTACTATCATGTCAAAAGAACCCCAGTTACCTGAGTTACCTAGTAATAATCTTATTACTATTACTACAGATAACCACGTTGTCGAGACTACTAGACAAGACTTAGATAAAGTCAAGTCATTTTGTGATGACAATAAAATCACTCTCGACTATTATATGTTCGAGTTCATGTATTACGAGGACGAACCACAATGACCACATCAGAATTTCTTGACGAGGTCTATTTCCTCGCATGG